CCTCTGCTCCCAAAGCAGATGCGCTACCAGACTGCGCCACACCCGGATAATTCAATCATAATACCTAAAAACTGATTTTACCCCCAAGATATAGGAAGAATTTCTTCAAGTTTCATGATTGCGCCCCTCAGAGTATGTCCACATTATAGACCTATGACTCTGTGAATGTCAAGGGGTTTCGTGAAAAAGTTTCACTTCTGTGATAAGTTGTTGTTTCCAGTCATCAAATGCTTCCACAAAAACTTGTGCTGGCATATAGTCTACAGATATGATTGTCACTAACTGGCGAGTCTTAAGACCTGAAAGTTCTTCGAACATCATAGCATATGCTGCTTGCTGTAGAAAGTAGTCAGTGATCCACTCTCTTTTCTTGGGCTTTGCTGATGTCTTGAAATCGATAACTGAGAGGATTCCATTAAACTTTGCTATGCAGTCAACGCGCCCTGCAAGCTTCAATCTATCAGAATACAGTGCCTTTTCAAGAAAAATTAATGCGCTGACGCGCTTATCAAGAAGAGGAGTCAGAGACTTTAGATTGCTCAGGACTATTGGATTCTTTACTGAGTCTGCCCTGATCTCCTCATTTTTTAAATAACGCTCTATCAGATCATGTACTTTCGTGCCTCTTGTTGCTGCATGATGAGAGACTCGTTTTGCTTCTTTCTCTCCTACTCTATTCTTCCAGTCTTCAAGACCTTGCTTGCTTTTTGACCCTAGAACTGTGGTCACAGATGGATATCTTTGGCCAGCTGGAGTCAGATAGAATCTTCCCTTATCAGTTACTGTATCAAGATCATCATAGCCCAGATCCACATTAAAATGTGGTATCATACTCCTCTGGCATATCGTATAGTTGTTCATAGTGTCTTTTCTGCAACTTGATTTTCTTCTGTGATCCTGAACGAATTTTATCTTGGCGTGCCTTTTTGTTCTTTGGATCAAATCGCTTAAACTTAGCCATTTTACTTATCAGATTCCTCGTTTACTGTAATGTTGATAGTATCTTCTGCTTCTGTGTTAAAGTAGTATTCCTCATCAATATAGCACTGAGAAAGGTCTAATAGATCCAATTCATTCATGAGTGCCCGCCGTGCTTTTGCTTCGGCAAAATTGATCACCTTTTTCTCACTCATTACATACTTCCTCCTTAGAGATTAGGTAGTCTTTGACTATACCAGATCTTACTACATCATGAATACCAAAGTCAACCTTTGTATGACAATCCATATTGTTCAGGATTGTCACGAAGTCGTTTAGACCATTTTTTCTGAGATCACTCTGTTTTCCATCGCCCACAAACAGCATTTTAGTATTTTCTCCACATCTAGTCATTACAGTATCAAGCTCTTGAAAAGATGCGTTTTGCACTTCATCAAACAACACTATAGTATCATCAAACGTTTCACCTCTCAAGTATGAGGTAGACTCAAAATCCACTATACCTATTTCTTTCATGTTTCTGTAATTATTTGATTTATATTTAATTAGCTGATCAAAAATACTCTGATAAGGCCTCTCGTACACTTGTTCTTTCTCTTCAAGAGTCCCGGGTAAAAACCCTACCTCTCTAGCCGGAACTGCTGTCCTAACGATTAACAGCTTTTTATGATTTCCATCAATAATTGATTTTAGTGCTACATAGCAAGCAAGAAAAGTTTTTCCTGTTCCTGCTGATCCTAACAGAGAAATTACATCATAGTTGTGAAACGCATGAAATACATCCTCTTGTCTATCAGTAAGCGGTTGAATATTCTCTAGATCATGAATCGTCAGTTTCTTCTTCTTCTGAGGCTGCTGTTGCATGAGTGTATAAAGCCCTCTTGTTATTATAGTTTATCATAACAATGCAATCTCGACAAGTGTTTAATAGGATTTAATGTTGTTGATTTTATATGTCTCCTTTATTTTTGATATTGATTCTCTGAANCCNTCAGAGACTTTTAGGTTTGTGCCTACATCTCGCGTGATTGTCGGTGCTGATACAATCTGCACAATATTNGGATTGTCTGCCAGATATTGATCAAGTTCTGACATTTTCACTAACTTATCATACACTTCATTCGTATCATTGTTTCTAAACGTATACGTCGGCATTGCCTATCCTCTGTACTCTGTGAACCAATAAGGAGTGGATCTCTTTGACCAAATCATTTTGAAACTTTCCTGCTTCGACTGATAATAATCTCTGTAACATTTGATTGCGTCATCAAGTGATCCGACCCACTTAGACTCTTTGATGAAATTCTCGGGCATGGCTAGTGGATATTGAACACTCTTACAATTCGGCAAATTCTCAGGCAAGTCTCTTAGAACATTACTCAGTAGCTTATCTGTTTTATGGGTTTTGTTATATCGATAAGAGTATTCATGACATAGCGCAATAAAATGCTCATATGCCCATGAGTATTGCTCAGAGCCAGAGCGCACCCATATGCTACAAGGATGATTGATATGCGTAGCTTTGTACAGCACAGAATCTTTTTCTGGATTCGAGTGGACGTAAGTCTTTCTCTTTCTGCCGGATTTTGAATACTCTACTCTCAACTGCCCGTCTAATATCCTATGAGCAGTTGAGAGCATTTGTGCTAACTCGAGAATCATTTTTACAACATGCTTATCACACTGCATTTGAGCAGCAACTGTTGGATCATTATGTAGAAGAAAAATGTTCATTGCTCACTCTTTGATTAGACCCGGAAACGCCTCTTTCACTAAAGCCTTATTGACGCCCTTGTATTTTCCCGACAGTTTTTTGTCCTTTGCCCATAATACTATCTTTGCATCATTTGGATCAATAGACTCAAGCAGAGAGGAAAACATATTTTCCATCTTGACTTTTCTGATTTGAGAAGTCTCTTCTCTCACAAAATACTTGAACTTTTTGCTTTGCTTATGTAAAGATGATGGCGGAGATTCTGAAGAGCTTTCTTTATAAGGCGGTGCGCCTTCGGGCAGATAAAATTTTACAGTATCATCATACGCAATCTTTAAAATATCCCTTAAAGCAAGGCAGTTGTAATCCCTAAGAACTTTGATTACGTCTTTTTTTGCTCCACAGGCAGATGCTTTTGTTAGAATTTCATGGATAGTCATACTCTTTATTCGGTTTACAGGCATAGTTAAAAGTCCTCAATGCAGGAAATTAGTTGTTTACAACGCTTAGAAATCAAATAAGGCAGTAGCTTACTTTTCGGCACGTTTTCTTTAGTTTCAAACTGCTCGATCACTTCTCTCTTTAACTCATCAGGAACACAAGTAAGGTCAATAAGCTTTCTGTTTCGAGTGTAGTTTTTGAACTCCGATGTGCTCATCACTTCAGATAGCTTATCAATTCCCTCAATCCACTTATCTATTTTCTTTTGTGTGAGCCTGCTCTGACGTGTTCCTGTCACAAATGTGTCATCATCAGACAGAACATTCGGAACTCCGTCACTAGAGTCACCTCGAAAGACGTGTTCTATCAAGTAACGCTTTGGGTTTTCATGTGAGACGACTTTCTTTTGCATAGGAGAAAACTGCTTCACATTACTATACTGCTGCAATTGAATGAAGTCTTTGTCGGCAGAGATAATCATGACTTTTTCATCTTTGCCTATGAGATCACTCTTAATGAATTCTTGAGTATACTCCACAAGAGTTCCGATAATATCATCGGCTTCACAGCCATGAACTTTGATTACTTTATATGGAGTATGCTGATCAATTTCATTCAGCACGAGTTTGATGATTCGAAAGATTTCTTCCCAGTCGGTGTCGGATTCTGATCGATCCTTTCGACGATTTGCTTTGTACTGAGGATAATAATCTCTACGCCAACTGTATGAGTCTGCTGCAATTACAACGTCACCGTAAGCCTTTTTGAACTTTTTACTATACATTCTGATGCTGTTCAGAATCATATGACGGATCAAGTCTTCGTCTGCATCAATTTTTTGTGTTACAATGTTAGATATTGAAATTGCTGAATAATCAATAATTATCATGAATTTGTGCCTCTTACACTGTGTACATCATGTACTATACACCATTT